CATGCGTTTTTTACTGATACTCTGCGCGAACTGGCTGGTGATTTAACGCTAGTCTACGACAACATAAACCTGTTCCAGTATGCCGATTGGACTGGGCAGGAGCTGTACGAGTACATCAGTACCGAGATTGGCGAGAACAATTACATGGGCGCGATAGAAACGACCGAGGCACAAGGTAATCTGATGATTGCGTATGTGGCAACCATAACCGCGCCTATAGACGCCGCAGAATAGTGGTATAGTGCTACCCTGTTTACACGATAACCCTTAATCCTTACGACACCAAAAAGGTACGCCCATGCAAACCGCTGATTTTAACCATAACGACTTCTCTAATTCTAGTGAAGCCGATAAAAACCTCATGGTAAAAATGTTTACCAAAGAAGTGCAGAATAAGCTTGAATCTGAGACTCAAGGCCGCGCTATCTTTAAAGAAAAAGTCTACATTGAAATTCGCATCGCTGGTCAACGTGACGCTCAAGCCTGCCGCCCCATCACTCACGCCGATAAACAGCGTTTCCCTGCACATTGGGACGCCTACCAAAAGCGTGTTGAGCCGCCAACAGAAGGCACACCACTGTCTCAATGGGCGGTCATCTCTCGCGTTCAAGCCGAAGAGTTGGCGTTCATAAGCATTAAGACGGTAGAACAGCTTTCTACGGTTATCGACAGCAATATTCAGAACTTTAGGGGCGGGTACGGTCTGCGCGAGAAGGCGCTAAAGTGGCTAGAAACCAGCGCAATCGAAGCAGATAAGCGCGATAAGTCTGAAATGCGCGATGAAATTGATGAACTAAAAGCGCAAATAGCGAAGTTGGTTGCTGCTACACAGCTCACTGAAACTGTTGAACCTAAGTATGGTCTTGTCGAAGAAGTGCCAGCGCCAGTTAAACGCGCTACTCGCTCCCGTAAACCTAACAACGCAAACTAAAGGTGCAAAATGGCAGGTAATACTTTTATAATCGCTTCGGATATACTCAACCGAGTAGCCGCCGAGGTGGGTATGCAACCTGTCGCTGCGCCGCTTGAAAGCCAAGACCCGTTCTTCGTACAGCTCCGATACCTGCTGAATACCGCGGGTGAAGAGTTGATGCAGGCGTACCCTTGGGAGCAGTTAGTGCGTAGCACCAACATAACCACCCAAGCGGGCGATTCGGGTGCGTACCCGTTGCCTACTGACTTCGGGCATATAACCAACCAAACAGCATGGGACAACACCAACAGAATCCAGCTAGGCGGCCCATTATCGGCTTCGGAATGGACGCGGCTAAGAGGGCGCGATCTAGCATCTAGCACTATCTACACGAGTTTTCGCATAGCGCAGAACCGTTTTAACGTATACCCCACACCCCCAAACGCAGGCATTGACCTAAGTTTCGAGTACATCACGATAAATTGGGTGTTGGACGAAGCTACCGACCCCACTCGCCCTGTCTATAAGTCAGAAGTTACGCTTCCTAGTGATAAACCTCTGTTTGATAAGACGTTAATAACCCGCGCATTGAAGGTGAAATACCTTGAATCGGGCGGGTTTGACACAACTAAGGCGCAGGATGACTACAACCAAATATTCGACTTCTTAGTGGGTACGGATAAAGGCGCAGGCGTTCTTAATGCTGGGCGCGGCGGGCGTGGGTTTCCCTACCTGTCTATGAATAACGTAGGCGACACAGGCTACGGGCTATGATTGGGCGGGCCAGAGGTTCTATAGGCACTGCACAAAAGCAGAACAGCCAAGTGGCCCGCTATCGTGCGCCTATTGGTGGCGTAGACCTTCGCAAGTCACTAGGCGACCTAGAAGACCCTATTCACTGCATATACACCTACAACATGATGCCCTTTGAGTTGGGTATGCGTGTTCGTGAAGGCTATCGCGAGTGGGCTTTAGATGTGGATGCGGGCGCTAATAGCGGTATTCACACGCTAATTCCGTTCGACTCAGCAGAAGAGAACAACGTAGGTGACAAACTTTTTGCCGTGAATAACGAAGGCATTTGGGACGCCACCGCCTACGATACCGCACCTACGCAGTTAGTGACCTTCCCCGACCAAGATATTGACGCAGGATATGGCACGTTTACACACTATGTAGACCAAGCCGAGAACGATGTTCTGTTCTATGCAGACAATGTAAACGGGCTGTACTCCTACAGCGGCGGCGTCTGGACTAATACAGGCTTAGTTGACGGTATCGAAGAAGTTGACGTTAAGTTCGTCATGTCGCATAAGAACAACATTTGGTTCGCGGTCAAGAACAGCACTGTAGGCTATTACCTTGATATTCTGTCCACCACTGGCACTGTCACGCCTCAGTATTTCGGTGATAAGTTCAAACACGGCGGTACGCTAGAAGGACTGTTCAGTTGGACAGTAGATGGCGGGTCAGGCGTAGATGATATTTTAGTCGCGGTAAGCCATGCGGGTGATGTGATTATGTACACTGGCTCAGGGCCAGAGGCCGATGATTGGGGCATGAAAGGTATCTGGTATATCGGTGAGATACCTAACACCCCGCGCTTCGGTACCGAGCAGGGCGGTGAGCTTCTCCTGTTGTCCTCCTACGGCATAGTGAGCATGAACGACCTACTGAAAGGGGTGGACACTAACGCGCTCCTAGCGGCTATGGACGGCACTACGATCTCAGCCAAAATAGCGGCGGCTATCCGCAGTGACATGAAGGCCAAACGTGAGCTGCGCGGCTGGGGGGTGTCTATGGTGCCTACTGAGGGCGGGCTGTTGCTCGAAACCCCTACAGTCGGCTCAGAAGCACCTATTCAGTATTACTACAACATAGCCACTCAAGGCTGGGGCATCTGGCGCGGTGTGCCGATGAAGTGCTTTACGCAGTTTAAAGATTCAGTGTTCTTCGGCACCACCGAAGGCACTGTTATGCGTATGGACGTATCCGTTGACAACCAACTGATAAACCCGATCAGCCCCGCCTTTAATGGTGAGAGCATAGATTTCTCCGTACTCACCTCGTATCGGGCATTAGGCTCCGCTGGCGTGTATAAACGTGTCAAGTTCATAAGACCTGATTTCTTATCTACTGAGGCACCTCTTCACAGCTCTCAAGCGCGGTATGATTTCAGCCTCGATGAAGGCAGCGATTTCCAGCTACAGGTCAGTGATAACATCACCTCTGGGCTATGGGATTTAGGCCGCTGGGACGAAAACGTATGGGGGTCGGATACAAGCCGTACCTTCCCTACGTTGACAGGTAGCTGGGGGTCAGGGCGGTACATAGCCGTAGCCACCAAAGGCACTACACGGTACAGAACACGGCTACTAGGCTGGGACGTAATATACGATACTGGCGGGCCAATGAGCTAAACGCAGGAAACCCTACGACATGAATATTGAACTTAGAACTTTTGACGGCCCTAGTGATTGGGGCTGGTGTAATCTGCAAGTGGGAATAAAGCGGTGTGAAGATACCACAGGTATAATGGCGGTTGACCTCGACACCAACGAGACAGTCGGCGCATGTATCATGGATAACTGGACAGCCAATAGCGTTCAATGTCACTTGATGCTCACCACCCCCATGCTCCTACGGCACAAATTTTTAGACTGCTGTTTTGATTTTATGTTTAATTCTATGGGGGTGAACCGTGTATACGGCCTAGTCCCCGCAAACATAGAAAAAGCGGTTAAACTTAACACTCACATGGGCTTTACTGTTAAAGCTCGGCTTGAAGAAGCCTTTGAAGTCGGCGTGGATTATCTGCTGATGGAGATGAAACGCGAAAACTGCCGCTTTATAGCGCAGACAGGAGGGTAGCACCATCGGTAAGAAATCATCCAAGCCAGCAGACGTAGTAGGCGCGGCAAGGCAAGAAGGCGAGTTCTCACGCGAAACAGCGCGGGACGCAACGTATGCCGATCGCCCCGATCAAAACACGGCGTTCGGGAATACCCGCTGGCAACAGCAAAAGGTCAAAGACCCTGCCACTGGTGAAATGACGACCAAATGGACGCAGAATCAGGCTCTAAGCGGCGACCAGCAAGAGATTTTTGACTACCAGACCCAACGTAACGCTGATATGGCGTACATGGCGGCTGGTAAAGGTAATCAGATTCAGCAGGAAATGAGCCAGCCGTTAGACTGGCAGCAGTTTGGTGATGTAGTCGATTTCGACCCTACAGCTAACCGCCAACGTGCCGAAGATGATGCCTATGGGCGTTCCACACAGCGCCTAGACAGCCAATTTGACTCTGACCGCGTTAAGTTAGAGCGCCAAATGTCGGAGCGTGGGCTTCGCGTAGGCGACTCTGCTTACGATTCAGCGATGAACAACTTTAGTACAGGCAAGAATGACGCCTACGAAATGGCGCGTATGGGCGCTACTGCCGAAGGCCGAGAAGAGGTGGGCTTGAATATGTCTACTAACGAACGGGCTAACGCACTCCGCCAACAGCAAATAGACGAGTACATAAACAAGCGCGGCCAAGGGCTTAAAGAAGCTAACGCATTAAGCGGCTCTATGAACACTGCCGAAATGAGCAGTACCTACGGTGGAGGTGGTGAGTAATGAGCTATATGTATCATCAAAGTAGCCCTTCTTTTTTGGGTGGTATGTACCCTGCACAACCCGCGCCCCCCGTAGCCCGCGAGCGAGCGCCTAGCGCCCCTCCTGCTGAGTATGGCCCTGTAGGGCCGCCTAACTCGTCTAATGTAGGTAGCAGACGCGGGCCTGCTGTAGCGGGTGGGGTGGGGTATAGCGCCGCGAGCGCCTTCGGTTCTGACGGTATGGGCTATAACCCAATAAACAATCCTGTTAACGATGATATTAGAGCCAGAGGCTACCAGAAAGTAGAGCCTTTTGTTGACCCTGAACCGATAGTTCAAGCACTACGTCAGCGGTCGCTAAACCCAGAGGGTATACGCCGTAACGCTAAAACCTTCAAAGGTACGACTAACGCCCCTGTAGCGCCAGAAGGTAAAACCAATCCTAGTGGGGCTAACCGCTCGGCTCAAGTAACCTCGCAAGTGTAAACGGAGTAGTCAAATGTACGGTAACAGCAGATTTAGACAAGCATCGAAAGCAGAAACCCCACAGTTCGCTTCCGCAGCAGGGCTACAGGGGCAGGCAGAAGCTAACGCTAAAGCTCAAGAGAACTCGCAACTATCGAATAACCTGATGGGCGCAGGCGCACTCTATAACGAAGGTATGGGGGATAAAAGCCCACTGTATGACCTCATGGCCGAAGCGTTTGGGCCAGAAGAGACTATAAATGCTCTGCGGTCAACGGCCATACCTATGAGTGAGGGGCAGATTGCCGAGTCTAGCGCGATGGCCGATTTCGGTGCGCCTGCGACCGAGGCTATAAAACAGCAAATGCAAGAGGAATTGCTGGCTAGAAGTGCCGCGGGGGTTTAATCATGGCTATGTTAGGCGATGAAAAATACAACCGCGCTCAACGGGCAAAGACCGTAGGCTTTACTGATGCGGCTATTACAGACTATAACGCCACTAACGCTGCTAACACTGCTGCCACGCAGGACAGAAATAGCAAGATGTTACGTTCATACAACACGGCTATGGACGTTAAGGGCTTAACGCCTATTAAAGATGCGGCCAAAAGCGGGTATGATGCGGTTACTGGCGCAAAAGGTGCAGCAGATGCAGCGAACACCGCTAATGCAGCCTCTAATGCTTCAAGCGCAGCCAACACGGTAGAGGCACTACGAACAGGCGGTGAAGTGGCGTCTAATATAGGCGCTGCGACTACTGGTGCAGGCGCAGGCGCGGGTGTCGCTGGTGCTACTACTGGTGCCGCCGCTACTACTGGTGTCGCTGGTGCTGCCGTAGCACCTGTCGCCGCTACTACTGCTGCTACTGGCGGCGTTACTGGCGCACTAGCGGCTATGGGGCCAGTTGGTTGGATTTCAGCCGCGCTTCTCGCCGCTGACTTATTTTAGTAAGGACTGATTAATGGCTAACATCGAAGAACTACAACGCGCTCTACGCCAAGGCTCTGACGCTAAAGCGCGGCTATCTGGGCTAGACGAGCAGTACCAGCAGGCACAAGATCGCGGCGTAGCCACCACCAAGAAAGACCAATATGGGCAAGTATCCCCACTATCGGTTATGGCTGATGTTGTTGGTCAATCCCGTAGCCGCCGTGATATGCGCGAGTTAGCCCCGCAGCGTGAAGCCGCTAGGAGCAACATAGCCCAGCATGAGAACGCGCAAGGGCTGTTTAACGCGGTACGCCAACAGGAGCAAGACAACCAAATACAGGCTAACTGGACTGACGGCCACGCGCTTAAACTTGCACAGCAGAGCCAGAATGAAGCCCGCGAAGTTAGCAGGCAAAAAGAACTTGGCGCTAAACTCGATCTTGAGTCCCAAGTAGGCGAACCTACAACAGTGTGGGACATTGAAACTGGCGCTCGTCAGGACGTTACTTTTGACCCGCAAGGCAACCCGTTTACACTTACCACTCAAGGGTTACAAGAGCCTTTTGATATGACAGGTTTCTCTATCACTAAACCTGAAAAGAAAGATAAAACTAAACTTTCTGCCGCAGCAGAGAAAAAATACCTAGAAGGTAAAGAAGGGGAACCTACACGGAAGGCTGCGATAGAAAAAGCTACGCGAATGTTAACCGCTTTTAAGTCGGGTGCTGATTCAGGCACATCACGCGGGTTGGCAGGTCTTGGCGGCGGGCAGTGGACAGACCAAGCTGCTTTCGATGAAGAATTAGACGCTCTCGCTGAACTCGCGGCTCGCGCTAGGTTGAAAGCGATGGGCGAGGTCAGACCTACCGACCCTGATGTGAAAGGTGTTAAAGAGTCTTTATTTGGGCGATGGAAGGGGGAAAACGTGAATATCAACCTGCTTACGGAGTACCTCCAAGAGCAGATAGACTCAGAAAATGCGGTGCGTAAAATAGACGGCCGCGAACCTGTGCTTATGCCAGAGACTAAAGAGCTAGAGGGTGATTGGTACGGGCAACTTTTTGAGCAGAACAACGTCAAACCTAAAACCGCAAAGCGTACTGGGGTGGACGGAAACGGGGTTAAGGTTACTGAATGGTCTGATGGCTCCATAACACCTACGGAGGCACCTTAAGTGGCTATTACTTGGGATGAAGATATAACGCCAAAGAAGGCGAACGCCGATGCTA